TCTGTCAGGAATGTGTCTACACTGCTCAATGTAGTGATTATAGCTCCACCAGTAGTGCTTCCTGTATTTGCGAATGTGCCCAATATCTTTACATACCCACTACCTAGCGGATATCTATTAGTCAACGTATAGCTAAATGTCATATTATCACTTTGCTATTCCCATCGCTTCCCAGTTTCCGTCTACTCCTGTTCCAGTTGCTAATGTAACTGTTCCTGCTGAAATTGATATCGAATTTACTGTTCCTGCTGCATTGCAATCGGTCTGGAATGACTCTACTCCTGCTAAAGTTGTATCTATTGCTCCTCCTGAGTCTCCTCCAGCATTGGTGTATGTGCCTATTGCTTTTCTGTAACCTCCCCCTATTGGGAACGTTGTTGTCAATGTATAACTGAATGTCATGTTATTCACCTATCCTTTTTTTTAACCTTTTCAGGTTTCTTTTCATCATGAATTTTTATGCTTTCTTGTACTTTTGGTATTTTAACTTCTTCTGTATATTTTGCTACTGAACTATGCTTTTCAAAGTATTTAATGTCGTTCTCGTCGAAGATGTTTGTATAGCTATTGTTGTAAAATGTATATGAGTTTCCTACTTTTGTCGTATAAACTATTGCTGTCAATCCCATATTCGCTTCCTTCAACTTAAACCTTTGCACCATTATTCTACCTTGATAATTTTAACCAGCCGAAAGAAATAACGGCTGGACTACTAACTATTTGTGACTATTTTAAGTCCCTTATTTTTCCTTGAGTGACAAAGTTATGACAGACTATTTCTCCCATTGTTCTGTACATACCCTCTGTTGACAGCTTTCCGACTGAAAATGGTGTGCCTGCACCTATTCCTGCCTCGAAATACTGCGTGGGCTTTGCAATCTTTATTCCAAGCCTTGGCTCTCCGAAACCTTCAGGGTCTGATGTGTCAAGTATGTATATTCTGGATATTGTGTCCTTTGTTACGTTCTTCGATACAATCAATGGCAGTCCATAAACTGTTGCGACATCTATACCCATTTCAAGACCTGTTGCTGTGTTTATTCCGTTGACTCCGAAACTTGCTTTGGACATACCGAGTGGTGAATACCTTACTGCAGTGTCGTAAAGACCTTGTATCCTTGAATATGTGTCATGTCCTGTTATTACCACAGATGGATTTGCTCCATATTCCTTTACTGTTGCAATCTGTGTTCTTATCAACGAGTCTGTCAGCGTTCTATCAGTTCCTGATGCATGGCTCACTTGTGCGTCATACGTTACTGCTTCCCTGTTGACTGTTGTTCCATAAGGGTCGAACCAATTATCGTATGTTCCACCGAATGCTGTCTCTTCGCTGTTGCTTGCAACAATCCTGTCAATAGTTTCAAAAGACTCATACTGGTCATCGTATGTAGCGTCTCTATGACCTGTTGCTGCTCCTGCTTCTGCTGAAACATCTCTTAGAAGCATCACGTTTATCATTTCCTTGTGGTGCATGCCTATAAGCGGTCTCATGTGGTCCATTCCGCCAAACGCATCGTCAAGACTTTCAGCTGCCAAGAAATCCTGCACTTCTGCTACTTCAAAATTGTGTGCTATTGACTTTGGTGATGCTGTTAACTCTGCGAATGTCGGCTTAACAGTATCGGGTAAACTCCCGCCTTCTGCTACCCCTACACTTGAGCTTGCTGCTCTTGCTGTTATTACTCTCCAACCTGACCTAAGCCAGGGAAATTTTGGCATACATCCAAAAACATTTGCTTCTTGGTTAATCTGTCCCCAAACCATGGCACCATACACAGCATTGTAAACTCCTGTTGTTGATGACAAAACAGGTGCGTCTACTTTAGAAATGTAATTGCTTCCGACTTTGGAGTAATACAGCTTTTCCATATCTTCTATTGTTTTAATCGTTGGAATCATACAACTCCCTCCATTACCTTCTTTAATTCTTCTGTCCTTTCCTTTTTTATCCTATCGTTAATAGCTCTCCAATCGGTCTTACCAGACTTGGCAAACTTGAGAACTTCCATTGCTGTTTCATTTACGTTTTCTGTCTTTTGTACATCTCTTGTTTCCATTATTGGTCTTGGTGTTTCGACCTTGGTGCTAAACATCTTTTCAACTGTCTCCAGCCTTTTCTCCAGAACACTCATGCTCTTTTCTGCTACTTCTGGGATTTTAACATCTTTCTCATCTGATTTCTTTTCGGGAGACTGCTTATCCATCTTTTTAGTAAGCATGTCTAATGAACCTTTTATCTCTTTTAGTAATGATACCATTACATCTTCCTTCGTGGTATCTGACTTCTTTGCCTTCGCTTCTTCTTCCTCTTCAGGGGACTTTGGCTTCTTTTCGTCCTCTGCAGGCGGAAACGGTGGCTGCTTTGCTATATCCATAACCTTACCTCCACTTTTTTCTTTAAAATTCTGAGCATTATCAATACCCAATGCACTTAATATTACATCCCTGTCTTTAAAAGATAATTCTTTAAACTGTCTTCCAAACATTTCCATTGATTTACCATTTTTTAAAAGACTTTCATTCTCATCTGCCACTTCTTTGTCAAACATATCTTTCATTGTCTTTGCCATTGACTTCTCTGTTTCTGTAAGTTCTTTGTCTAAAACTGAATGACATACTGCATAAGCATCTACATCTGGACTCTTTCTTTTAACTTCTTCCACACACCTATCAAACTTCTCAGTTTTCTGCACATTTCCTTTGTATGAACTTACACCATGCTCTTCGTTTATGTGTTCTGAAATATTATCATCTGGCAGTATATTCTTACCACAGAATGGACATATTGTCTTTTTTACATCAGATTTCGCTAGCATGTTTATATCTTCCATCAATGCCTCTGGATTGGCTGGCTTCTCCACGACAGAAATCTCATAAGCTTCCAAATCACTCAGAACGTCAACTGATTGTCCTTTGATATTCTTGGACTCTCTTTTGAATTGTGCCCCGCCAAAAGACAGTCCTGTTATCTTTCCAGACTTGATATTCTCCCAAATCTCGTTATCAAGTTTATAATCCTTGTAAACCTCTCCTGTAATTATGATGCCCTTCTTGCCTGATTTGTCTTCAAACTGCCAATTAAGTCCGCGTCCTATGACACGATTAGAATGTGAATCAATAATAGGTGCACCCCTCTTCATCCATGTGTCCATGTGCTTGCCTATTTCATCTATTGGCAGAATCTCTCCGTCCTTGTCTACGGTTTCGACAGACGCGAAGCCTGTGAACTTCCTATCATCTGGGTTCGCAACTATCAATTCCTTAGTGATATCTCTCATAGTTATATCTTGTTAACGACTTTTTTATAAAGCTTTCCCATATTTAGAAACTGCTGCATTTATTGCTGCCCTTAGGAATGGTTTCGGATTAAATCCTTTTTTCTCAATAGATGTTTTTATCGCATACGCCACTCTTTCTGCATCTTTGACTTTGAGTTTTCTTTCCACCCATCTCAATATAACGTCGTATGGAACTGGTCCTGGTCCGCGTCCGAACTCTACTATAGCTGAATACGGAGCATCCCACTTGATTATTATTGCATCTGTTGTTCTTTCAATATGCCCAGACTTCATAAGCATACCTGTATCTGTTGGCGGACCTTCTGGATATTTTGTCCTCTTTGTTGCATTGACATTGGCAAGACGTCTGAGTTCTTCTGCATCCACAGCTACGATATTTTCACATGCTCTGGCAAAGATAAATTCAGCTACCTCATTCAACATTTTGGTTTCTATTTCCAATGATAACTGTCTTATGTCATTCATCTGAACTTCTTATGGAAAGCTTCCCTTCTTCCCAAAGCTGCTAAACATTTCCCACAAACGTAGATGTTTACCTGAAACAAAACTCCAGTTCTTTCATAACACCAGTCGCATTTTGGTCTTGTAAACAGCACCTTTCTTTGTATGACTTTTATGCCTTCCTTATTTTTCATAAATGTGCCAGTGCACCTTTTGCATAAGTCTATTAGTGTTGGATACAAAGCATCATCGTTATTACCGCATTTCTGGCATCTGCCACTTGGCAGGTTATTCTTTTTATCATTAAATGCCATATCATCATATATGCTGTATCTTTTGTTGTTGACAAATTCTCTTCGCATATTACTTCACTATTCTTAATGTTATCTTGTCTATTATGTCGCTTGAAGAACCGTTTTCTATTACCACAGCCAAGTCACCTATAATCAAATACATTTCTTTTGATGGTGAACTGTCTGATAAGATTAAGGCATCGTCATACTTCTCGCGTGAAACGTCTTTTCTTGGATAAAATATCGCCTTTTCTCCTATTCCTGACTGTTCTTTTTCAATTAATACTTCTCCGTGTGGACTTACAACTTTTATTTTCATTGTTGGTGTATTTGTCTTTCTGCTCTGTATTATTATCGCTTCTATCTCACACCTCAAGTCTGATACTGCTATGAACGCCCTTCCGTCTTCCTCTAATAAAACATTCTCAATGTCTATTGTTTCGTACATACATCCCTCCTATATTCCTAAAGCCTTCATTATTAGCATGATTCCGCCACCGCCACCTATTCCTGCAAGACTGCTTACTCCTGCTATCTTGGCTAACTCTATCTTATTTTTTGTTATTTCGTCCACAAGTTTTTCTATCTTATCATTCAAACATTTGACATCAGCAATAACCTTTATTTCCAGTTTGTTAAGATTTACATCGGTTCTTACCAGATTTTCATTTATCCCTAGCAAGTGACCTTCTATTTTTGCTATGTCTATCTGTATCCTCTGTATGTTATCCACCAGCCTTCTTTCAATTATCTTGTCTGGCATTGTTTTCCCCCGTTATTAAATCCTTTTATTGTTTCTTCTATTTTCATCATACTTTCTTCTATCTTCGCAACGTTTATCTGTATTTTCTGTATGACATCCTCAACATTGTCTCTCTTTTTTGGCATGGTGAACTCCTTATCTTTTAAAGCATCCTGTTGTACAACTTACTACACATGGACTTGAGCCACTTGTGCTTTTCATTGTTAATTTTCCGTAATTAGAAACGTCACCTGTGACTATAATCCTGCCGAATCCTGATATTACTATGTTCTGCCCATTGGCATTGCAAGCAGTTATCGTGCAATTCTCGGCACAGTTGACTGTAATTCCAGCTTGTATGCTTGCACACAAACAGGAACTTGTATCAATATGCACATTTCTTTTATCAGTAGAGTTCCATAGCCATAGTTCTTCTGCTGCAAACGCCTGATAATTATATGAACCGTTATCAAGTATCACAAGCGAACTTTTTGTCTGATTGATAAACAACGTCCAACTATTTACGTTATACTTAACAAGGCTTGTCATATACTGCTGGTTTACTTCAACAGATGTTAACGTTCTGTTCCATATCATAAAATCATCCATGTAACCATGCCATCCTTCTGTGGATTTTCCTGTCTCTGTGCCAATGGTTAAACCTGCATTAAGGTTCACGAATCCTTTACAAAATGTTCCTGTAGCCACCAAGGTATCTAAAACTCCATCAAAATACATCGCAACAAAGGTATCGTTCTTTGTCAAAACGACATGCGTCCATTTATTTCCATAAGCTGCTGAATAATTCGTGACACTAAAATGGATATTTGGAGTGTATACTGCTCCCTGATTGCATTGATACTTAAACATCCCGTCATGTGTTTCTTCGTTTGCTATCTTAAACGTCCACATATTTATAGGTGATATATCAGTGCTTCCTGCCATTATAACTACATAATCGTCTACAAATTCTTTCAATACACTTGTATTAAAATAAAGCCATCCCGAAAGCGTCATGTCTGATATATTGTATCTGTCCTTGTATGGAATGGTATATTTACAGTCCTTATAGCAGGGGCTTCCTAATGTGCCTTCAAAATAAAATCTTGCAGACTTTCCGTATTTTCCATCAAATCCAAGTGATGGACACGTAGAAATATTACACGTTGCGTTATCTCCGAATATGCTTATGTCCCTTGCAAGAGTAGTATTCTCTCCTATAGCGGATAAATTCTCAAAATTTAGCAACAATATCAAAGAGTTATCATAAATGGTGAAATTAGTCCCATTCCAGTTATAAACAATCTTGGACAATGCCATGTCTGTTATGCTGACATTTATAACAATACTTTTGTTTATCGTAAAAGCATTATTAGCAAATGTCGGGGAGACAAAAGATATTTTCGGAGCTACATTAACTATAAGAAAAACAACCTGTAATGTATTATTTATGTTACCTGTTGTATCATTGCACCAAAACTTTGCAGTATATGTTCCTATTCCTATGCTCGAATTTCTATAACCAAAATGTGTGGCATTTAATCTCAACATGGTATAATTGCTTAACCAGCTATCCAACGTAAATATACACATATTGCCTTCTTCATCAAGACTTACATTAAAATCCATGCTGGCATCTGAATAATTCTGAGCTAATGGTGCTATCACGGTCACACGTGGTTTAACGTTATCTATTCGTATTTTCCTGTTCTCAGTCGAGTTCCATAAGCTTTCGTTGTCTGCAACAAACATCTGATACGTATATGTTCCATCAGTCAGAACATTGGGTGAATTGGACTGATTAACATAAAACAACCATTCATACGTATCAAACCGATACAAATTAGACATATATAATTGGTTTATTTCAGCCGAAGATAATGTTCTGTTCCAAAGCATTACTTCGTCCATGTATCCATGCCAGCCTTCTGTGGCTTTATTCGGGTCTGCTCCGATGGTTAAACCATATACTGACGGACCAATATAACCCAGACACTTTGTCCCTGTTGCCTGAGACGAATCTAAAACTCCGTTAAAATACATATTTACGGAGGTGTCATTTTTCGTAACTGTCACATAAGTCCATTTATTTGCATAAGTAGCATTATAGTCAACCGTGCTGTTATGAGATGACTGTGCCCAAGTCGTTCCCTTATTACATTGATAAACAAGTTTTCCAACAGCACCAGCATTATCATTTGTTAAAAATATACTCCACATTGTTAAATCACCTCCAGCATTTGCATTTCCAATCGATATTAGTAAATAATCATCAATCGGTGTGGTGGTATTAAAATACAACCAGGCAGCATAAGTCATATCCGAAATGTTATAAGCTGTTCTCAATGTATCTGCATACCTGCAATCATTTGTGCAGGGGCTTCCTGCTGTACCCTGAAAATAGAACCTTGCGGCATTGCCAAATACTCCTGTATTACCCACTGTCGGACAATCTGCTGTTGGGCACAGCAAAGTATTTCCAAAGATACTGGCATCTTTTACCTGAGTATTGTTTTCTCCCAGAGAAGAAATATTGTTAAAATTCAACAACAACACAATAGAATTATCATATACTGTGTAATTGGTTTCGTTCCATTTGTAAACTATTTCAGAAATTTTATCTGATATACTAACGTTTATCAGTATACTCGGAACTGTTGTATTTGTCCCATCTGCAGGTGTCGGGCTCATAAAAATTACCCTCGCTGATATTCCCAGCCAAAAAGGGTCTACGTTATAAAATGCCCACTTAATTGTATCTGATGGTTTATTCTTCTCTGCTACCACCATGATGGTGTATGACTTTGTGTCTCTCCAGACTACTGAATACTTCTGCGTTCCTGTATTGTCTGGTGAACCGCACCATGTCCCAGTACATGATATTGTCATTGGTATCTCTCTCCAGCCTTTTCCCCATGAACGATATATCTTCCAT